CGAGAGTATTACATCCGGTGGATTCGAATTTGATGCAGATGGAAACTACGATAGACTGGGAGAAACAAAACTTCTCAAAGGAACAATTGTAAGATTATTCCGCGTAGAAAAATCATCTCTGGCGCATATATCTCCACGCGATGAAGACGATGAATACATCTATCTTTTCGAATCTCCTCAACCAGTGAACCAGTTCATGATTGGTGAACACCAAGGTATTTCTTGTGGATTAAATGATCCAGAGAACGGAGAAATTCCTGCAAGTCAATGTGGAATCAAATTCCCTGCGAGCGATCAATTACCACCTCTAGATCAGGGTGAAGGAGGGTTCAATGATTGAACCAAATGAACTTTTAGAATTAACGAAAAATCACAAAGAGGTTTGGTACAAGAACGAAATACCAATCACCCAAGAAGAAAAGCGATACTATAAGTGTGCTAATCCCGACGGCCCAGTTGACAACACTCTTTGCCCAGAAAATGATCCTCATTGTAATTGTCCGTGCAAGGAACTTCAGCCACGAGATGCATTCATAATAAGTTCAAATGCATCGGAACAGATTGACTATTGGTCGATTGCAGGGGACGCTATATTTGGATTGCTCAATCCATTCGAAATGATATGGACCACTATAGGAGATGCAGTCGATCAACTCAACGCTTCACCAGAGGATAGCGTATATGTTGTGGTAAATTCTGCATTCGACACTCTGGATGCATTTCTCTCATATGAGGAAGCAAAAGAATATATTGCAGATCTTCCCGTTTCAGAAGAACCGACTGACGATGAATTAGAAGAACTGTTAACTGAATTGAAAGATGGATTCTGTGGTTCAATAGAAAACTCTTTGGGTGAGAGTTGGATGGGTTGTAACTGGGACAATCCTGATCACCCTAGCAGTTGTAACTGTCCGTGTGTGGGGGAAGATTATCCCAAATTCAAAGAATATATGTCAACCTATTCTACCTTCTGGGATACACCAAAGAAGACTCCACTTCTCAGAAATGCTCAAATGACACTGATCAATTCAATGAAAGCACAAATGTCTCTTCCCGGAGATTTTACACTCAAACCAGGCAATTTGGTTCAAATTTCAATGAAAGACATAGATCCTGATAAAAATGAGTTTGATAAATCTGCAAGTGGTAAATGGCTTGTAGAATCAGTATCTCATATTATAGGCACAAATACTCACAATATGCAAGTTTCTCTTACGCGGGATTCCTCTTATATAAGTTTAGAAGATTACGAGAGTCTACCCCAATAGGAACCTATATAAGGCATGAAAACTAAATCAAGATACTCTGATATTGATATAGATTTTGGCAGAAATCAATTTACTGAAGATCTGTCGGTTGCAAGAAATCTTCAAGCAATTCAACAGTCAGTGCTTTCGGTTGTACTGACTAGCCCGGGAGAAAAACCATTTAATCCGGCATTTGGTGTTGGAATTTATAATCTTCTTTTTGAAATCTTAACTGACGCAGATATCGCAATTTTAGGTAGTTCTATTCAAAGACAATTGGAAACATATGAACCTAGAATTACATTTGAAAGTGTCAACATTGATGACAGCGTACCGTTTTTTCTAGAGATTACACTCAATTACATCGTCAACACAATTACAGACGATCCAGTTCCGCAAACACTCAACTTAAAAATAACAAAGGTTAGGTAATGGCAAATCCTGAAATTCAAATCGGAAAATTAGAGTTTGATGATATCAAAGATAGCATCAAACAGTATCTCCAAACCCAAGATGTTTTTTCTGACTATAACTTTGAGGGTTCTGCTGCTTCAACTTTACTTGATATTTTAGCATACAATACTACTTATTATGCATTCTATTCGAATATGATTGCAAATGAAATGTTTTTTGATACTGCTCAAAAACTTTCTAGTTTAATTTCTTTGGCAAAACCTCTAGGATATACAGTACCCGGCGCAAAATCTGCAAAGAGTACAGTATTACTCCGTGCAGGGGGAATCGGAAGTACAATACCTCGATATCAAAGATTTACAGGACGAGATGAATCTGGCGGTTCCTTTACATTCTTCACATTCCAGTCATATTCCAGTGACGAAAATGGAGATGCTTTAATAGAAGTTCATCAAGGAAGTAGACTCTTTGATAAAATTGAAACGATATTAAATCAAGATAGAACAAAAGCCTTTATATCAACCGTAAACATTGATATAAACTCTTTGGTCGTGGAAGTTAAAACACCAGATGATACAAAATTTGTAGAGTGGATTTCATCGGGAAGTATTAATCAGAATGTAGATGAAACATCTAGAGTTTACTTTTTGGAAAGAACAGATGCAGGATTCTTTGTTGTGTTTGGTGGAAATTATGCAACAGATGTTGATCGACAAGCAGGACTTGCTCTCCCAGAAGGTAGTAAGGTACGATTGAGTTATGTGACAAGTTCAGGTGAAATTGGAAATGGTGTAGGTAATTTTAATTCAGATTTTTCATCAACAACATTCAATGATAACACAATCGTAGAAACGAAAAGTTTAAGTGAAGGTGGTGCATCTGATCCAAATATAGAGTCAATTAAATTCTTTGCGCCTAAATTCTTTGCAGCACAAGACAGAGCAGTTACAAAGCAAGATGCACTTGCAATCATAGGAAACAGTCCTGTAGGTGAAGGAGTAGAAAATTCCGACTACAAGTTTACAGTGTGGGGAGGAGAGGAGCAAGATCCTCCTTATTATGGTAGGGTTTTTGTTTCTCTTATTAACAGTGATGAAGGATCAACATCAATCGATCCAGATATAACTGACATACAAACTGCACTTACAAACTTACAAGAACGATTAACAATTTCAATTCTACCAGAATATGTTGGACCAGTATCTTCAATTCTACGATTAGGAATGACAGTTACTTATGATGAGGGTAAAACTAATTTAAACGCAGAGCAATTGAAATCTAATATCACGACATATTTAAATGACACATATGCAACAAGTCAAAGAGCATTTAATAAATCTATAGATCTTGCTGAACTTGTCACTGGAATTTCTTCTGTTGATTCTAGTTTAAATGTAGATCCGTCAGAAATTAGCACAACTTTAGAAATAGCACAAAAAATAAGCAATAACGGAAGACAAGTACTCGCTAAAAATTCAATACTACAATCCAGTTCTGTGTCAGTCTCCTCGACACCGACTGTGGGTAATTTGGGTGATGCCATTACTATAAGAAATTCGGTGAATCCAGCAGATTTTAATAGTGATACTGGATATGGTAAAATAAATGCATACCGAGAAGAAAATAATACTTTAGTTCTGGTTAAAGAAAATGTGGGTAAAGTAAACTACGAGCGAGGAATTGTTATAATAGATCCAGGCGTTTTGACGGGAGAATTTACTTTATCAATAAGACCAAAGAAAATTTCTTTCGTATCGAAGCAAGAATTGTTAAGTAATTTTGAATTCGCAGTTACTGTGAAAAAGGAATCTATTAACTAATGCTTGGACCAAAACCAACTACAGGTGTTCAAAATAAACCGGGATCTGAAGGTGCAGAACTTCTTGCAATTGCAGGATTGATCGATATCACTAAAGATGATGACAATAATACCGGAGTTCCGCCAAGGCCAAATGATCCGCCTGGGCCCTTTAGACCAGACGAAGATCAAGGTGACGAACAAACACTTGAAGATAATACTGTATTTTCGTATGACGACACACAGTGCGTAAATAATTTTGACATAACACATATAATACCAAAATGGATTTTGGAAAGAGATTCTGATCTTCCTTCCAACTTTGTAGATTTAGCAGTTAATTACTATGATTGGTTGTATTGTAAAAATAACGATAAAGGTGCTGGATACTACACAGATCTAGAAGATTTTCAATCTCTTTATGCTCTTGATAATACCGAAATAGAGTTTCTTAAAAAAATTACTTTAGCATATGTTGCAGGTTTTCCTGAAGATAAAATTGAAAACAGAGGAAATCAAAGCGAAGATTCAACTAGATTTAGAAATTTTGTTCGAAATATTAGAACCGAATTTTATCACAGAAAAGGTAATGAGAATTCCTACAGATACTTTTTCAAGACTCTGTACGGAGTAACTGGATTTGGTGCTTCGGGTGAAGACATAGGAATAGACTACCCTAAAAAATATATAATGCGATTGAATGGTGGTAGATTTTCTGGTTTTAGAGCAGCAGAGACTGGATCCACTGGATCCTATGACGAAATATCATCACTGGGTGGATCCTACCTTAACGGTTCGGTTTTAAGAGATGGTTGGTGGTATCAAGATTACTCATACTTACTCAAAGTAGGTAGAGATGATAATGAATACTCTGATGTTCTACTAAACATCCTTCATCCGGCTGGATTAAAACCATTTTTTGAAAAAACTATTAATGATTATGTTCCTGTAGGCGGATCTACTTCTGATTTTGACCCTTATGCAACTCTTCCAGCACTAGAAAACTATTTTGGATATTACATAGGAACTACTGTAGATGTACCGCCTTGCGTTGGGTGTTCTGGGGCATCTTTAACTTTCACTCATTATGGTGTTGGATATACATATAACGCACCTTCACATAAACACCCGGTATGGGCTTTTCAAATCCCAAGCGGAATAACTCCCGAGTTTGGCGATGTTAATATTTGGCAATTCCTAGAATTATCACCTTCATTCTCTGGATTAACAATCAATCCAAATGACGGAATATCCGCATGCGGCGCCGCTGGATTTGTTTGCTTGGGTGTTTAATATATGATATATACGAGGACTAGATTGGAAAATAAATGGTAAGTTATAAAACAGCAAATTCAGTAAGCACTCCGGTGCCGGCAAAAAGTTTGGTTAGTTTTAAGAATAGTAATCTTGAAAGGTTTTATTCTGAGTTTTCTAATCCAGACAAAAAAGACACATATTCTTTCTTTATAGGAGGAACTTCCACTAGCACTGAAGATAATACCATAGCAGGAAAAAGAATTTGGGGTGATGTTTCTTATATAAGAAACATAGGAAGAGATGAAATTCATCCGGTCATTGAAAAAATAAATTACACGACAGGAAAAGTTTATGATCCATTTTTAGCCAGCGGAAATGCAACTGACGATCAATATTATGCACATAATACTCAAAATGGTTTTGTATATCTTTGTATTTCTAGTAATGCAAAAAATAGAAAAGATTTATTTCGTCAATCCAATTCAACAAAGACACCTACTCACACCATAGGATATAAAACTTATGCTGATGGATATACATGGCTTGCACTTTATAAAATAGATGACGCTATTGCAAGATTTACAACAGAATCTTATATGCCAGTACCAAATGCAACTGTAGATTTCCAAGAATTTAGTAATACGGTAGGGTTTGAAAATAGATATGATTCTATCTGTGGATTAACAACAGGTTCTTCTGGTGGAACTGGATCTTGTTGTACATATGCAAAAGAAAAGGAACAAAAGTGGCCAAACAACGGAACATATGCAGTTGGTGACTTTGTTGATTGCATTTCTGATGTATCGAATTGCTTTACTTGTCAAATTTACGGAGAAAGACTTAATAGAGAGGTAGTGTTTATTGAAGGTACAGCGGGATGTTCTGCGTGCGCCAAGTCAATTGCAGTTTTAGATAAAGCAACTAAAATTAAAAATTCGAAACCAAACGAAAACACAAACAACAATTATCAAATTAAAATTAAAGAAGATGGATCAAGAAATAATGGGCAAATTATATCTGCCTTTATAGATTTTAGTGGAATATCCCTCAGCAATCGAGAGGTAAAAGTTCCATCCGCAGAAGTTGTAGTCGGGAGTGAAACTGGATCCAGTGCAAAAATTAATTTAATAACATATATCGGATCAGATAAAAAATATTACGCTGAAGGTATAGAAATTAAAAACCGAGGTAAAAATTACAGCGAAGATTATGTTTTAACTATTCCTGATGCCGCATCTACCGATATACAAAATTTGCTTATAGATGCAATTGATGTAAGTTTAGATGATGTCGAAGATAATGTCGAAGATAACCCAAGAAAATTATTAAATGTATCTAAAATTTTATTCAATATTGCTATAAAAGATTCCGAAATAAGTTCTATAATCGATCAAAAAAGTTTTACTCGATATGGTATAATTAAAAATGTTTTAAATACCGATGAAACAGTTTTTGCAAAAACCAATAATATATCGCAAAAATCTGCAAAATCGAATCTTACTTCTATAATAATAAGAAAGAAAGATAATAGTACAATCACTACTGGTGAATTTATACCAATCGGAAATAATGCATTCAATACATCTTCTGGTGCAGTCAAAGGCACAGTTACTTCATTCGAGAGAGATGCTTCTTTCACGAACAGAGCCACTGTTTCAATTGCAACACCAAATCCATCCTCGTTTGGTGTCGGTGAAAGTTTTAAGGTTACTTCGGTGGGTGGTGGTGATCAAACTTTCCTGATAACAACTTCAACAATTCCAGATATTAAACCAAATAGCGGAAGCCTTCTTTTCAGCAATTCCGCTCAAGTAGATATACCAACAAATGTCAGTTCTAACCGCCCAACTAGAAACTTCAGATTCATGTTTGTATTAGATCAATAGGAGAAATCAATTGTCATTCACGCCATTCGACGAAAATCAAAATTTACCGTTCACTGAGTCTCCGTACTATAGCAGACTTTTTTCTGAATATTTTAGCAGCAATGCTAGCCTTCTTCGCAATTATGTTGGGGTTGCTTTTAAGCCAGGATATGCTCTACAGGCTTCCGAACTTAATGAAATCCAAGAAATGATGTATGTTCATAGTACTTTGACAAATACTATGATTTTTAATTGGATCAATTCAACTACCATGAATCCCGGAGACGGAGTTCAAGTAAATGGACCCGGATGGAATGGAGTGACACCTTTGTCTCCTGATCTTATTCAAAGAAACAATAATCAAATTAGTGTGAATGCTGGTTGGTATTTGGTGCAAGAACCAGAAACCAATTTAAAACATTGGATTTACATACCACTTCTTGCTCCTTTAAATGTTCCAGCAAACTCCACAGGGACTGTTGGATTTGGAATAACTAATTTGAAATTAGGAGTCAATGCAGATCCCAATCTTTACGATAACTCTTCGGGGGATAAAGATTTCAATGCAGAAGGTGCAGATAGATATCTACTTGCAGTAACTGGATGGTCAGCAAATGGTTTTACTGATGGAACGATTAATGGTGGCGTTGCACAGAACTTAGATGAATTTGCTCCGTTATTTACAGTAGATTCTTCAACTACTTATCGATTTATGAATGGATTACTTTTTTGATCTTAATACATAGAACTAGAGGAAACAAACAATGGGCGTAGAAGACAATTTATTTCAAATAAGTTCTTTAGATCAAGGTGATACTTTCTATGATTGGTTTAACAAAACCAATAATGAAATAATTTCTAAATTGAACAACATAAAAGTTTTTGATGGACTGTCAGGTGATGGTATTGATGTTCTTGTCGGCACTACAGCGGCAGGAGAAGGTGCTTCTTCTGGAGACATTTTAGTTTCAATTAGTGATTCTATTACTAAAGGTGTTACATTCCAAGGCGATGTAACAATCAATGGTGCTTTAAACTATACATCTGCTCTTAATCTCCCCACTGGGTTGAGACTATATGCAGGGGATAGCGGTGGAACCGCTGGATTTACTTTCGGAAACGCAGTCAGATCAATTGCATTCGATGGTGGTATTCCGGGCGGAACATACGGAATTGGATTAACGCTTGCAGATTCTTCTAGCGGAACAAACGCAGAAGTTCTTGGTCTAGTTTCAACAGTTGGATCTAATTACATTGATGTTATTATTAATGGAAATTTGACATTAAATGATTGGGGTGGTGCATTAGATACAGGTAATACACTGACGAATTGCGTTTACTTCCTTTCCACGACCAAAGGTAAAATTACAAAAACAGAACCAAATACAGTAGGACTTGTTTCAAAGCCTGTCTTACTTGGATTGTCGGGTGATAGAGGTAATGTTCTTCACTTCAGAGGACAACTTCTAGGAGAAAGTTCTGGAACTTCTGGTGCAAGTGCTGGTGCAATTGCAGTTAATAGTGCAATTATTGACTTGTCATACGGACTTAATGGATTTACTCTAGGTACAACACAGTTAAGAGTGGGATCAGCAATATCAAAAACACAATCAACGGCTATTACTCCAAATCGACCCGATGAAATGGACACAGAATATACAGATCCATCGACTTTTGTTGCAAGTCCTCTAGCGCCGAGTGCTACAGCCGCAGTTCGTGAAATATATGGAGGATATTATTTAACATCTGCAAACGATCCTGACATTCCTCCTATGAGTCCTCCGGACTTTAAGAATGGTGCAAACTCATGGAAACCTTCTATAAATGATTTCGTCGGTTTCATTAAAAGTTTCCCTGGCGGGGAAGATGGTACATTAGTAGAAATACTTTTATCCGGGGCATTTTATCCACAAGATGTTAATATGGCCGGAATTCCAACCGGAGTAAATACTAATCCCGGCAATGGCGCTAACGCCGCCATGTATATCACCCCAACAAATTATTATGTTGCTCCTACCTCAGATCCGTTAGGTCCTGTTGCATATAAAGACAGTGCAGGGCAACTTACAAGATCGCAAACATCATTTCAGGTTGGGATTCCCCTATTAGGTGCGTTCCCCGGAGATCCAGTTTTGCTTTCTACGAATCTATCCCGTGTTGACGGACCCGGAAATGACTCCGGTGATGGCACAGATCCTCGCGGTGAATTTGGCCAAGATGGTCCCTCCTTTAACGAAGCAGAGAATGGAGCGATGAGATTCTGGCAAAGAGGAGTTTTGGATAAAACTGGAAATGCAGGAGATGCTGGGTGGTATTTTGCTGATGCATGGAAAGTAATGAATGGTATTCGACCAACGAATAGTTCTGCAACAGGAACATTCAGAATTCAAAGAAAAGAATTCGATTTGGCACAAACCGAAGTTCTTGGTTCACCCGAGTATTATACTCGATATACATCTACTATAGATGGAGTGACTGGTACAACTGGTGGAGACACAGGAGGTGATACTGGTAATACTGGTCCTAATTCTGATTTCTTGCGATTAGAAAATGTAATACCTGATTCTCAAGTTGCATCGAACACTCCGTATATTTTAAGTTTCTACGCAAAGGCTCAAAACTCATCAACTCCCATCAATATAAATTATAATCAATACTTCCTTGATGGAGCAAGAACAGGGACTGCGTTTAATGAAAAGAAATTGGGAACAATTTCTCTTGGAACTTCCTGGCAAAGATATAAAGTGGCACTTCAGGGTGTTGGACCGGGAAGCACTACAGTTCAAGGTGATCATTATGCATCAGTTGGATTTGATGTGATTGAAGCTTCTGGGTTTGTTGATCTTGCGCAAGTTATACTTGAAAAGGGTAATTATGCGAGTAAACCAACATCAATTGATTATAACACAGAGTTAGATCGACTAAAGAGAAGATATCAAAAATCATACGATGTGGAGGTTGCGCCCCAAACTGCAACAATGACCAATCCTCTTCGATCTGATATTACTCCCGTCGTTTTCCAAAATGATGTAACAAACACTCACTACCAAAAGTTTGATGTTAGCACAAGAAAAGTTCCATCTGTTCAATTCTTCTCTCCTAGTTCTGGAACTCTTGGAGATGCACTAAACTTAAGCGCAACTAATTCATACGAAGCACTTGATCTAAGAAAAACATCTGGTAGTAAAAATGTTAACGGAAATACTAGAACTGCAATTACAGGAAATCCAACTATATCAAGCACTATATCTAAAGATGGATTCGTTTTAGATCTTCTTGGTGGTGTATTAGACGGAGATAAGATTGCAGTTCACTATGTTGCAGACGCAGATATTAACAAGAACTTTAAGAGGACATAAGAATGAGCTGTAGCGCAAGTTCCAATTTACAAGGTAACAATGTTACCCAAAATCCCACAGGAATTCCATCTAGATTATTATTAAATCTAGATGGAACTTCTGAATTTTATGATTTGGATGCAGGAATTACCAATGGAGATGCAATTAGATTTGAACCCACTCCGTTTGGAACTACTGGCACATATCGCAGATCACAGGCAAACAATAACGAAAATTCAGAAGTTGTTGGAGTTGTAGAATCTATAGAATCGGATGGATCTTTAACGGTTGTTCTCCGGGGTACAATGACTCATCCATCAAGTAATTTTGAATATAACGAAGATGTCTTCGGATCAACACTGGGTGCATCTGGAGGAAATGATATATTCTTCCTAAGTGATGGTGTTTCTGGTGGATTCATGAATCTTGCACCAACAGAACCTGGCACAATTGCAAAACCCGTTTTACAGAGAATGACAGATTCTTCGGGATCATATAATTTTCAAGTTCTAAATTATATCGGATATCAAATAGGCGGAGATCTGATTGCAGAAACACAAAGTTCTTTGCCTATTGGATCTTTCGTGAAAGTACCAGAAACTTCATTGACTCCCAATGGATGGTTAGAAACTTCAGCAGATGTATCTAGTCCTTTAAATTTAAATGTAACATTATATCCAGATTACTATGTTTTTGCAGGTAAAACTTACGGATATATTCAGACATTAATATTAAATGGTGTTACAATTTCATCTGCGCTTGTTGGAGCAACTATAACACAGAATTTTGCAAACGGAGTTGTATATACATCAGGATTAATTACATCGGTTAATGCCTCATCGATTACAGTTCAGATGAGTCCAAGTGCAAAGGAATTCACAAACGACACAGATCGACCGATAACAATAACTCTTGCAACCCCTGGTCAGCCAATTACAGGAACAGTAAAATCAGCAGTTATAACATCAGTTATGGTTCCATCTGTTGCAGATAATAGTCCGATTACTTTTAGTGTTTTAAACACCGACATTACTCCTAGATTTAAAACAATAATTAAAGTAAGGGATGTTGTTGGAGTTAGTATTCCGACAAATGTGACGGTCAAAGACATGACAGTTTTATCTGAACTCGTTTTGGGTAATACATATTCTAATGTTTCATCTACATTAGACAACATAATTTCTAGAATAGAAACACTGGAATCGCAAATTAACGGAGCCTCTTAGTGATTTACGGTAGCAGCAGAATATCCATATTAGGTGCTACCGCTGCAACTGGACCTACTGGATCTGTAGGTCCAACAGGGTCTAGTGGGCCCACGGGTGCAGGTGTAAGAGGTAGTACAGGAAATACAGGAATTGGTATTTCCTTTATCGATAATTATCTAAATTCTGGAATCATTGGTACATCTTTTGATGATGGATCTTTTTCATTAAGTTCCTTTGTAGTGAAAGGCCCAACGGGTCCAGCGATAATTGGAATTACCGGGGACAATAAAGGAACCGGAATAACACTCTTAGCATCTGCTGGTGGTTCAAAATATACTGGATTGACTCTTCGCAGTTTTAAAGGTAACACTTATACTAGCGGTGATTTTGTTGATGTAACACAAACTGACACTGAAATTGTGGTGACAATTGATGACTTTGGTCTAATTGAAAACGGTTACTTAAACTTAACCGGAACAACACTTCAAAATTCACTTATTACATTTGCTCCGGGTGACGGAGAACCTATTTCTATAGATAATACAAATTATGATCCAAACACCCAATCTCAATCATTTACAGTCAAAGACTACAGAGAAACTGCAAAAGAAGTAACTTTAAGCGGCGTAACCCTAGAAGGTGCGAATAGCGTAGAAGATCAAGTTGCCTACCAATTTAATTTAAATCCAGAAGAAGCAAAATTATTTAAAATTGATTTAAATTCCAAGGGATGTGATCCAAGTTGTCCTGCTCTGTTTGATATAGCAAACCCAGAAAATCCTCAATACGGAGGGTCATTTACGCTTATAGTAAAGGGTGCAACCGGAACAACTCCCATAACTCAAAGATTTTCTAATAATGTCCTGTTTCCCTTTGGTAAAACTCCATGTTTTAGTGGATCTATTGATATTTTAAACTTTTTCTGGATTCCAAACCAATGGTATGGTAATTTAGTTAAGTGGGGTGATGACAGTGCCGCTGGAAACACTGCTTTCGGTTGTAATGACTTGGAACCATTTTCTTTGGCAACAAATAATCCCTTCAATCCCGGTCAACAGGGTGCAGTCGAAGCAACAGGCGCTTGTTGCGAAGGAAATGGTATATGTTCTGAGTCTTCTATCAGTGGTTGTACTGGATTTTTCCACGGAGTTGGAACTACTTGTGGAAACACAGGAAACACGGGTGGGGGAATATGCAATCAACGAGGTGCTTGCTGTATATACAATGAAATTTATAACACAACACAATGTGAATTATTAACATGCGACGAGTGTTTAAATTTAAACAAACAGAATGGCATTAAAACTACATTTGGCGGAAACGGTAAACTTTGCAACAGCATGTCTTGTGCTTCTGCTGCTGTTGGTATTGGTGCATGTTGCAATGGACTTGGAGTCTGTGAACAAAAAACCAAAGTTGATTGTATAAGAAATGGTGGATTTTTCCGAGGGCTTGGTACTTCTTGTATAGATTACTTCGAAAATAATATTTGCTCTACTGGAACTGGATCTTGCTGTTTAGGTAAAAATTCATGTGTAGATAATGAAAACTATGATGAATGTCTTGATGCTGGCGGACTTTATGCGGGAAGTGGTTCAACCTGCGCAGAGTTGTCTTGTCCAAATGTAAATGATGTTTCGTGCTTCGGAATTGTCGATAATCAATTAATAAAGCCAGGTGATTTGTTTGGCGGAGGACTGGTTGTAGGTATATTTAATCCATACTACTCATATGTTGCCGGTGCAGAAAAACAATTCGTTGGACAAAGCACATCATTCACAAATGAATGTGGAACTACAGCCAGTTATATGTCTATGAGTGAAATTACTGCGGATATTTATAGAACACCATATGATCATCATGGATATGGGTTCGGAACATCTGGAGATCAGTATTTGTCATGTTCAGATATATCCTCCAATAGTGTTCCTGGCGAAAATGAAAGTAAACCAGATTCATACTTAATGATTGTTGCACTTGATCCTATTGCAATCGATGGGGAAAATAAACTCACGACTCCAAGCAGAGGAGTTACTCAAGATTTTGTTTGGTCAAATTACGGATCTTCTTGGGGTCCAACCATAAATCTACAAAATCCAAGAGCGGAAAATTATGGAATTTACGATGAAGAATATCAAGACATCGGAAAATTTTTAGAGGGTTATTGGTCATCATTAGTCGCTAGTGGTTCTGATGCTTGTGTACTGGAACAGGGTTTGGTTTCTTCTTGTACATATGCAAGATCACTGGGAAGTGACTGGAATATGAGAATAGCAACAATACCCCCAAGAAGTCCAAATGGTTTCTGGAGAAGAAACTGGGGACTCTTCAATACAATCCGAATGGTTAATTCAGATAATGCAGAATATATAAACTTCAATTCTAGAGGTAATTTTGAATCTACTATATTCGGTCCAGCGGTTACTGGAGGAAATTATACTTCTGCAAGAGCGGTTAGACTATTACCCGATGGATTGACATCTGAAATTCAAGGAGCAACTGCAAATCCAAAAACACTTTCTCCTTGGTATCTTCCGAGTCATGATGAATTAGGGTTCCTTGCTTCGCATTGTTTGAGAGACGGAAACTCCCCATATAGTTTTGATTTAAATAGTGAATTGCTGATGAACGGAGGAACGCCTTTCCTTGGATGGCATTGGTCTTCTACAGGTTCTTTTAACGGAAATACTGGCGGTGAAGGTAAGAAAGTTGGAAGTGTTGATGGACCTGGCAGTGTAGCGTGGGCATTAAAGTTCCCGGAATCCGGATCGTTGACTGATTTTGTTTCTGGCAGAAAGAATAGAACTGCGAATAAATATAAAGTAAGACCCATCCGATTGGTAAGGTGTGATGGACTTTACGGAACTACTGGACCTTCAGCAGGTCTTCAACTAGACAAATCTTGGCAAATTCCGCCAGTATTGAGAGACATTTAATGCCATTCAAAGGAAGCAGCAGACTTTTACGAGTAATCAAAGGTAGTCAGGGTCCAACTGGACCCACAGGGCCTACTGGACCCACAGGAAATACCGGAGCGACAGGAGCAACGGGATCTACTGGTGCTGCTGGTAATGGAATTTCTGGTGCAGTTTCGTTCGAGAGCGGAGACATCAAAGGTATTACATTTACTCTTGAAGATGGATTAACATTTGAAATAATAGGTTTTACTGGCTCAAATTCTGATGGAATTCTTACTGACGCTAGTTACAACATATCAAACGAAAATCAAGACTTAGTAGATCACGCAAAAGTATTCAAAGGGTTTAAAGAAATTTCAGGGCCTGGTGTTGGTGATGGAAGCGGAACACCTATTCCTAGTATTGCACAGTTTAGAACACTAAATGTTCAGGGTAATAGAGTAAATGTTCGCGGTGATGCGAATGAAATGATAATTCTTGAAGGGATTACATTACCCGGAAAAATGGGAGAAGTAGGAAGACTTCTATATGTAAACGACGGTAACAGCGGATCAGCAGTTACAAGTAACTTAAATACATTTTTAGGAAACACTTTTTCTGCCGTAGTGTCTAGATTAATCGAAAGAGCAATTAATAGTGATTTATATCACATCCCAACCATAGGATGGGACAAATCATATGCAAACAACTGGATTCTCCCAGCCAGTTTAGCAGTGCTTCCCAATGTTTCTACTTTCAACGACTATGCAGGGTTTAACCAAAGTAAAGCGGTAACAGGAGATAATGTAGATGGCTTTGCTTTACCAAAAAATGATT